CAGATTCGCCTGGGCGCGTGACGATGCACCGGTCGGCCATCAGGCATTCCGCGTTGGCTCTGGCCTTTGCGAGAAAGGATGTGCTGATTCTCATCGGAACACTCCAATCGAACTGACGTTCGCACCGAAGCGGTTGCGCAGGCTGCGTCTGGTCGCTTCCGGCAATTCGGTCGCGTCGATCTGGGTGCCATCATGCGTATATCCGACCTGCGCGTCATCAAGCCTCTCGTAGGCGATGCCGGAGTGGGCGCCGGGGCCACCATCCGCGAGCTGATGCAATCCGGCGGCGACATACGAGCAGACCAGTCTGACGATGTCCTCCGGCACTGGATCCCAGCCACCTTGGAAGGTGACCGTCACGGTCGACGGGATGCCGCCAAAGGAGCTCCACGGCTCCGCCCGGTAAAGCGATGAGCCGAAGAGCCTCCAGTCTTCGATCAGCCGACCATCGACCAGTACTTTGGACACGGCTCGCACCGCCCTGCATGGCAGGTCAAGTTTCCTCGACTGTTCGCCGGGCAGGTCGACGGTCCATTCGCCCATGGTGATCGGACAGCCGGCGGCGTCGCGCACGGCGGCGGATACGGAGTCGAGCAGGCTGAGCGCGGTGGTGTTGTCCGGCACGTCGATGCCGTACTTCCGCAGGTCCTGCAGTGTGGCCAAGGCGATCATGTCAGCCTCCGATCAGACGGTCACTTGCCCTTCTTGCCGGTGTCGGACGTTTCGTCCACGACGGCCTGCGGGTCACCCTGCATAGACCGACCGGTGGAGGTGGAGAGGTTCAGTGTGATCTTGGTCAGGCACTCTGGACGGATGACCTTGGCGCCGTACAGGTCGAGGCCGCGCACCATGTCGGCGAAGTCGGTCTGCATGCGCATCGCCTCCACCTTGCTGACCTGCTGCGCGAAGGTCACGGCCGCGTTCGTGCCGGCGAGAATGGACTGGGTGTCCGGGCTGGAGGACTTGCGCGGCACATTGTTGGACTTCACTACGGTGAAGCCGCGCACCTGTCCGACCACGCCGTTGAGCAGAGTATTATGGCCCGCTTCGGTGCCTTCGATGAAGCGGGAGTCCTGCAGCAGCAAGGCGTAGAAGTCTGGGCTAACGACAAGCCAGCGGCCCTCGTCGGGCACGTTCTGCACGTCGAGCTTGCGTCCGGCTTCCACGACGGCTAGATACGCGTCTGCAGGGGTGCCGACGGCCACGGTCTTCGCCGGGGTCTCGACGGCCGCGTCCATGAGATTGGAGATGTAGTTCTCCACGTTCTTCATCATGTTGTAGGCGGCGGAATTGGTGAACTTTCCAGTCAGATCGGCCTTGGCCTGAGCCTTGTCGAGGTCATTGACCTTGAAAGCGAAATAGTCGGACTTGTCGATCTTGAGCACGGCGGCTTCCTTATCCGTGACATCATCGACGGTAATCGGTTGGCCGCGCACGTACTCGCGCACTGTCACGTCGTTGTATCCGGTGATGTGCACGGTGTCACCGGCCTCACGGATGTCGCCCTCGTAATCGCGGTTGCACAGGCTCGGGAAGACGAGCTTCGCGCGCAGGGCTTCGAGGATGGCGGCGGACCATACCTCGGGGATGAAATTGGTGATTGCCATTGCTGGTGGCCTCCTTACTTGCTGCGGCCTGCGAGCAGGTCATCCAGACGGCCCTTGCGGCGCGCCTCCTCGATCTGCTTCGGGGTCATGTTCTTCAGATCGTCCCTGGTAAGCTGTCCCGCCTGATGATCGCCATCACGGGCGCCTGACGGTGGGATGATTCCCGCCAGGCCAGCCTTGTTCCCGCCTTGCGCGAGATACGGGTGTGCCGTGACCAGATCGTCGATTTTCTTGGAAATCGCCTTCTGGTCGTATCCTCCCTGATCGTCCGCGGTCAGGTCGGAGAAATCGATAAGCTTCAATGCGTCTCCCGGATTGATGAGCTTGCCGGTGGCCGCGGCGGTGACATTCGCCTGGAGCACCTGCTTCTGCAGTCCGGCTATCGTGGCCTGCGCGGATTCGAATTCCTTGCCGCGCTTCTCCCAGTCAGCGACCTGCTTCTCCAGGTCGTCCACGCGGTCGGCCTTCTCGTAGGCGGTCTTGAGCTTCGCCTCGAGGTCGTTGTTGACCTTTTTCTGGCCTAGGAACTTGTCGTGCCAGTCGACGGGTGGCTCCTGCGCGCCCGGATCGTTGGTGTTCGGATCCTGCTGTTGTCCATCGGACATAGTGTTTCCTTTCATTCGGTGTATTTTTCGCCGTTGCTGGAAAGCCAGCGGCGATACGAGTTCTCGGCCTTCGCCAGCACGTCAGGCGTGACCGGTTTGCCGGGCTGGTAGGGATTGTGGCCGTCCAATGCGGCCTCGTAGCGGAGCCGCGCATTGAGCAGACGCTTCTGCGCCTCGGTCAGGTCCTCATGCCGTCCCTGACGGTATCCGTTGTCGTGCAGCCATTGGCTGCGGCGAAGCTCCGGCACCCGCTCTCGCCACTTGTCGGGCAGGATGTAGCCCTCGCGCTTCAGAAGTTCGATGGTCTGCTCGCGAGGGAGGTTGAAGCTGTAGATGCCTTCCGGCGTGAGCCTGCGTCGCTGGCGTTGTCCGTATTCGTATTTGCGAATCATGCGGCTCCACCCGTAGCGGCCAGTGCCTTCGGACGTGGTCATGTGGACGTTGCCGTGTCCGATTGGCCGCATGCCGCGGTGGGCGTTGACGACCTGGTAGATGTCGGCGCCGTCTCTGATTGCCTGCGCGTCGGCATGCCCGAAGACCTTGTCCTGCTCCTCTTCGCTCATGTTGTTGAAGCGGTCCATCGGCGATGTGATCCAGCCTTGTTTCTCGGCCTTTTCCTTGCCTTTGCAGGGTATGGTGCGGCCGTGGCATTTCGGATGACGAAGGAAGTCGTTGTTGTGCCGGAAGTATTTTCCGGCGAGGATGGCGCATCTTGGGCAGCAGTCGGGTGATTCGACGCGCACGTAGCCGACGCCTGCCCTTTGTGTGATGCTGACGCCCATCGCGCTGATTGACGTGTCCTCGAGGGCCTGCATGGCCATCTGGCGGAGCGTCGCGCGTCCAGCCTGCATGGCATCCGATTCGTCCATGCCGGACTTGATGGCCGACAGGGTGCGCGTCACCGGGATGTCGAAATATGATCCGAGGTCGATGCCGCTCGGCGCGAAACCCGTCCCGAAGGCGAGGGGATTCGCAATACCGTCAGGGCGCACGTAGTCGCCCTGTTCGGCGAGCATCAACGTGGACGAGTCCATCGCGTCGCTCGCGGCGCGCGTCTGCAGGGTGGCGAAGAGCGTCAGGAAGTCGGCGTTCGTCCGATTCCAGCTGTCACGCACCCGTCGCGGATCCACGCCCTTCCATGTTTTGTCCGCCGCCTTCACGGCCAGCAGGCATAGTCTGGCCAGGGTGTGCCGGCTGTCCGACAGGCTGTCCATCGTCACCGTCATCAGATGCACCTCCGACCTGCAGGGTTCGCACTATCTCGGCCATCTCCGGGTCGCTGTTCTCCTCGTCGATCATGCGCATGATGCGCTTGATGTCCTCGGGGCTCTGGCCCATCTGTTCGGCGATCCACTGCAGCGGGTAGCCGAGCTTCTTGTATTTGAGCATCGCGTCGGCCATGAGGGCCTCGCTGCGGTACTGCGGCGTGGCGAACACGACCTTGGAGTCCTCGAGGATGCGCGCTGACTGCTCGTCGTCCTCGAGCGTCATGGCCATCTCGCACAGCTCACGCACCGGCTGGCGCATGAAGCTGATGCGCTCCAACGTCTTGCTGACCAATCCGGCTTCGGCGACCTCGTAGCCGGTGGCGGGCACCTCCGCGTTCGTCAAAAGATAATGGCCTGGCGTGCGCGTCTCGGCGGCGATGTGCTCGACCGCCTTCTGGATGATCGGAAGGAAGGCCTGCAGGTTGCTTGCCGTCCATTCGCCGATCGACACGTTGTCGCCGGTGATCTGCATGATGCGCTCCATGACCTGCTTGTCGAGGTTCACGGGGCGTTCACCGACCTGCTCTCCGGTCGCCTTGTCGAAGACCGGCTCGGACAGGGAGTCGCCGCCGAGTATCACCCTCGCAGGCATGGACGCGAAGTCCAGGGCGTTGAGCGTGTAGGCCCAGCAGACGTTGACGGCGTCCTGCATCGATTCGACCTGCTCCACATCACTGATCGGCAGGTCATCCAGGAGCATCTGATTGCGGAATTCGACCAGCGGAACTCGGCCGAGAGGATTCTCGCGCGCCGAATCCGGCACGAACCGCCAGCCCTCCACGCCGGGCGGCAGACGGTTACGCTCGTCGTCCCCGCCTGCACGCACGCGCACCACGTCGAAGACCATGTCCGGCAGCAGCAGCGTGCCGAACTCGTGCTCCTCGTCGTATCGGACCAGCAGCCCGGCATCGACCTCGCCGGTGAGCGGATCATAGTGCACTGCCGCGCTGTCCGGATGCTCGAAGCTGATGCGCGCCCTGCCGTCCGGCATCGACGTGACCAGGCCGAAAGCACGTCCGGTCGTGGTCATCATCAGCGCGCTCTCCTGCAGCTTGCGGTCGCAGTCGTTGCGCTCCCACACGCGCATCACGTGCGAATCCAATTCGCGGTCGTCATATGGGATGAAGCCCTTGAAGTGGATGCGTTCGACCGGCGCCTGCGCCACAGGCAGACACCAGTTGTCGGCGAAACCTGAGAACCGGTCCGCCATGTAGCGTTTGAATTCGTCGGACGCGAATTTCAGTGTGCCGCGCTTGCCACGCACGTAATCCGTATGCTTCCTGATGTCCGGCCGACGGTTCTCGATCTTCAAGGCGAGAAGATTCGCCATGCGATTCACGTCATCGGCGGTACGAATCATTTAGAACCCCCTCGTAGTAGAACCAGTCAGCAGGTACGCCTTGCGTTTCCTGCCCCAACCGGCGGCACGTGCATCACATGCCGCCTCATGCGCCAGCACGCACGTCACCGCCGCATCGATTTTCCGCGTCTGCTTCGGCTTGCCCAGCCCGTAGCGTTCACCGGATTTGGCGAAGCGTCTTGCGTTGCGCATGTGCGTGATGGTGATCGGACACCCGTCCTGGGTGATGGCGTAGTGTTCGAGGTCGGATTCGAAGCGTTTCAACGCCTCCCATACGGCGGTGATACGGCTCGAACCGCTCATCGACCAGGGGATGAATTTCTTCGGCCCGTATTGGGAGTCCCATGCCTCGATCTGCGACTCCCACGACACCTCGTCGCGGAATCCGGGGTCGCAGTAGGCGCGCACGATCTTGTACCGGTCGTTGAGCTCGTCCATGGCGGCGTTGACCTCGCTGCGCGGGATTCGACCGCCCCATGTCTTCGGGTTCCAGATGGTGGGACGCCGGTCCTCGCCGTAGCGCGGAGTGAAGATGAAGCCCTCGCGTGTTTCGGCCTTGATGCATGTCCAGTCGTCGTTCTCGGAGCCGTCGAAGCCGAGGCACACCTCGGTGCCCTTCGACGGGTTCTCAAGCCAAAGCTCATGCTCGGACACGCTAATATCCCATGTTCCTCAAGACCGATTTTGACAAACTCTTCTGCGAGCGCTGGTAGTTCTGGTTTGTGATCTCCCTTGTCGTCGCTTCGCCGAAGGAATTGACGAATGCGTGGCTTGTGCCGCTTGATTTTGGTTGGCGTCGGATCTGTTCGTCGGAGATTCTGTCGCGCTGTGCCCTGGCGGTGCGGAATGCCTTGGAGGCTGCCCGGTATTTGTCGTAGTTCGCCTTGGTTGCCTCTGGAAAGACGCTTTCCGGCATGCGCTGGTTGTATTGCGTGGCTCCGTGCGCGGTTCTCTGCATGATTTCCGATGCGGTGTCCATGCGGTTTCCCGCGTCGCGCATCATCTTGGTGAGATCCGTGTCGCTTACGGATGAAAGGTCAGAGGAAGAGCCTCCCCCTCCGCCGCCATGTCCGCCACGTCCTGCGCCTGAGCTTGATCCTCTTCCGCCCATTTTTTCATCCTTTCCGCATTGCTGTTTTTGTATGTGACCACTTCGATGCCACTGAAGTCGAAAAACGGAATGGCATCTCCGTAGAGGAGAATCTTTTCCGGTGCGAGCCTGTCGATCGCGTATCGCATGCCGAGCCGCCAATAGAGTTCTGCCGTCGGATTGTCGTTCGTTCCGACCGTGCTTACCGCGACGGTGGAGTTGTTTGGAATGCCTGAAAAGCAGTACGGGAATGACTCTGGGCCCGCCCATTGAAGTGTTGGGATGACTTTCAGTCCGCAGGCCTGCCAGTATGCTCCGATCAGACGGCTTCGGAAGACGTTATAGATCTTCATCGCTTCCGGCATGTCCATGTATGTGCTGAAATCAGGTGTCAGCACGCACTGGAAGCGTTTGAGCGGTGCGATGTATCTGTCCGGCTGGTTCCAGACTCTCTGGAACTGGTAGTCATCGATGAAGAAATGGATTCCGCAATGCTTGACTGTCTTTTTGCCGGTCGCGTAATTGAAGCCCATCAACGTGTCAGGGGTGGTGACGTCCTGTTTTGCAAGCATTGGCATGTCGTATCTGCCAACCGTCCGCACCTTTTGCAGCAGCGGAAGATTGTATTGCCTCATCGTCCGCATCCTTGATTTGTTGAGTGGTCTATTGTCCCGCATAGCAGCTCTCCCATAGTCCGTCCTCGAGCCATGCGCCGCCTCCCTGCACCATTCGGTTGCCGAAAAAGCGCTCGGCCTGTGCCGGGTCCTTCTCCATGAGCGCCTCGGCCTCCGCCTCGACGGAATCCAAGGGCACCCACGGGCTGCCGGCGTACACCCATTCGAGGATCTTGCGGCGTTCGCGCCGGTTGTTGA